GACCAACCGTCTCTAAGAAGTACAGCCGCTCCGGTATCGGAGGTAGAAGTTCCTCCATTTCGGTTAGGCATACCGCAAATCGTGAGGATAGCATTGTAGCAATCCTCCTTGAGAGTCTGAGTCTGATCTTGGTTTAGATCATTTGTAACAACGTCCACATCGGCGTTAGCTCCATCAACAGACTTAACCTTAATTGCTCCAAGGTCTTTCAGCTCCTTGAAGTCATCGGCTGAAATATCACAGTTTACAAACTTGATAAATGCCTGTATTGTTTGCTCCATACCGTCTAAGCGGTTTGACTCTATGTTGTTAATAGCGTCAAGAAGTGGTAACACGATCTCGAAAGCACCAAGTCTAGCGTTATTAGCCGGGTACTCAAAAATAGGTATGCAATCAAGAGCATGAGCCTTGTTCACCTTGATAATTGAGTCCTCGATCTCGAAATAACGATTTTCGGTGTAGATAGAGTAGTAAGTAACCTTTGTGTCATCATCTACTCTGTACTTAACAGCCATTAAAGGCTTGTGACCAATCTCAGAAGAATACACAACGAATGTATTACGAGGGTCGAGAGTGTACATTTCAAAAGGAGCTTCGTCTTCCTCACCCTTTTCGTCCGGGAGAACAAGTCTGAAAGCTGTACCGCAAATCATTTGCCACTCAACAATCTCTTGATCTTGGCTAGCCTTATCCTCAGCAAACATGAACTCATTGAGAGTAGTGATCATCTTTGTGATGTTCTCGTCACCACTTCTTGAGACATACTGAATAGGCTCACCGCAAAGATAGCCCACCTTGAAAGAGACGATCTCGTTAGCCCTGTTTTCAACAATCTTGTTACAGATTTCCGGTCTAACGTCTTTAACTCTGTTCAAAATAGGCTGTTTTCCCTTGTAATACTTCCACAGATAATCAATTTCGCTCCGGTTAAGAGAGTGGGTATTGAGAGCTTTAGTGAGAACATCTACTACGTTCTCTCTTGTAACTTCCGAAACGCTAGAGAAAATGACCTTTCTTCCGTGCATTTCTCTTGTCTCAGACGGAGTTTTTGTTTCATCTACTGTATTTCCCACCGTAAAACCTCCTTTCCCGGAAAATAAAAAATCGGCACATGACCACACTAGCTCTACTTGAGCTGTGCGATCACGCACCGATTTACATAAACCTATTATTATAAGTTCAATATACACTATATGTAGTGTCAATGTCAACAGAAAACCACAAAATATAGGTAACCTTTTATCTTACCACGGTCTTTGAAATATTTCTACCCTCGAAAATTGCATACTTTGAATGAACTCTACGAGCTGAGCCATAACATCGGGAGTATCATCGTGCTTATTCTTCCCGGACATTGTGTACCCACAAAGCTGATCAAACATTCTTCGATAGTCCTTATCCCGGGGAACGCTTTCGTCCTTAAACAGGAAGTGCTCTTTCACGAACGGAGAGTTCACGATGATCTTAGTCTCCTTATTAGCGGTAGTGTATTTTGTGGTGATATTAGTGATACCACCTTTCGCCTTAAGCTCTTTTTGAACTTTTTCAGCAACTCTACCACCGGCTGAGTTAGACTCAAACCTAGCCATGTGAACCTTGTTCTTGAGAAGACACATAACAAGCCTTGTCTCAACAACCTCGGGCTTACCGTTGTCACAGATAACGTCCTCAACGTAAAAGTCCTGTCCGTACTGATACACCACAGGCATTACACAATAGTCACTACCTTTATCCTTGGTATCACAGGCGGCAAGAATAGCGTCCGGTTCACCGGTAGGAAGTTCAAAGTATCTCCTCAGTTCATCGGGAGCATAGAGCTGACCCTCCCTCTCGATAGGTTGGTTCATGAACAACGCTCTCCAAGAAGCGTCTTCCATGATCTCTCTTTGCTCATGGTAGAACTTAGTAGTAAACCCGGCTTCGCAAGGATAGTTAAAATTGCTCTCGTCATTTTCATCAAGTGCCGGGAAGACGATAAACTCGGCTCTATCAGAACCCTCATACTGAGTCTCGAGTCTACCGATTACATCGTGAAGACTCCACCGGGTAGCAATATGAAGTTCCTTGCAAGCTCCGATCTTTCTCTGTCTTAAGTCTGTAGTGTATTGAGACCATAACTTATCAAGTCTCTCTTTAGACATAGCGGTTTCGATACCGTCCACAAGGTCATCACAGTACAGGAGAGTCTCGGCTCTTACCTTACCGGCGTTACCCGAACCGATAGAGGAGAACTCAAGGGTCTCAAAACGCTGACTCTTTCCGAGATCAATTCTCATATCCTTAGCATTAGTGTTGGCGAGTCCAACCCCGGGAAACACATCTGACCAAAGATATTCTCCTCCCTCGCCTGTAATAATTCTTAGGCACTCGTCATATACTCCTCTTAAGAACGAGTTGGAGTGAGACCCTCCAAGGATAGGCTTATCCGGGTGTTTTCCTCCTAGCCAAGTCAAGAAGAAGATAGCTAGAGTAGTTTTTCCAACACCCGGGGGAAGAGAAACAGCGAGGAGATCAATCTTGTCATCGGCTAGTCTCTGTAGAGCGTCTACCACTTTCTTTAGCTGTTTACGTCTAGGAACATAGAACTTCTTGCTAGGCTCTCTATTCCATTCAACGTACAGCAAATAACTGTCAAAATCATCGGGAGCGGCGGCAAGTAGCACCCTCCTATGTAAATCAAAGAGTCTCTGAATGAAACTCTCGTCATGATCTTTTATAATCTCTGTCTGAATGATCTCAGACAACTCCCGGAGAACATCAATGTTCTTTTCATCGTAAGCCATGAAGTACAAGTCTTCATAGGCTTGAAAATCCCCCGGGGTCTTTTTTATTTTTTGGAGAATTTTTCCGTATATATCCATGTTTACCTCACAAAAATAGTGCACCTCCACTCTCAGAGTAGAAATGCACTAATAAGTACCGTAGGGAAGAAAGGGAATTTATTTTTACCCTTTCTTTTATATAGACCCTCTAATATATTATTCTCTTATATGTTAGCTGTTGTAAAATATTCCCTAATTTCCCTTTTTCATAACCACCAAGGATTTAAGGGGCGGCGGTGAGCTCGTCTAGCTCGCTTTCTTTCCTTTTTGAACACATACACTAAGTAAATCATGTACAGAGGAAAGAAGAGGATTTTAAGAACAACGGCATAAATACTGTCCTTACCCTTGGAGATTGCACCAAAGACGCAACCCACCGTAACAAATATACTGACAATCATTAAGATATTCTCCATTGTTGTCATGCTATCACCTCTTTTCTAAGTTTGTACCAAGTAGTCTTGGCTATATTCAGAACCTCACAGCACTCTTTAACGGTCTTTGTTCCGTCTTCCTGTTCCTGTGAGAGCTTCTTGAATGTATCTATATCAACCTCAACTTTAGGTCTCCCCTCTCTAAAGTCAGCCCGGGAGCGAGCTATCTCTTTCCCCTCAGAAGTTCTTTGAATGATCATATCCCTTTCAAATTCAGCGAAAGCAAACATCACATTCATGATCAGCTTTCCGGTTGGTGAGTTATCCATAAACCCCATGTTCAGAACGTGTACCTTGATACCGTCTGAGATAAAGGATTGTACAAGCTCACTACCTTGAGTAGCACTTCGGGCTATGCGGTCTAGCTTCGTAACAATGAGTGTATCTCCCTCCTGTAACTTCTCTTTCAGTTTATCAAACTCCGGGCGGTCAAGTCTCTTACCTGTAAAGGAGTCTACATAAATCTCCTCAGCCCCGGCTTCACGCAACTTCTTTGTTTGGTCTTCCAATGAGTTTCCGTCTCTAGCCTGTCCTTTGGTGGAAACCCTAGCATAACCATATAGCATAAGCTATCACCTCATTTCAAATATCCACCGTCTATGAGTTCCTTTATCTCTTTCTTGGTCTTACCTATTCCGATACATTCATCACCTCTGAACACCTCACAACTCCTGTGGTATGAGTCCATATCGTGTAAAGCTCTCATACGAATGACCAATTTGTAGCCCTTATAAAGCTCTTCGGATTGGATATATTCTCGTATCATCTGATACCTCCTTATTCAGTACCCTCCATATCAACAATGATAGGAGCGGCTTTATTGAACTTATCAACAACCTGTAGCTCGTAGCCCATAGCACTTAACATCTTCACGAACTGATCTACTCTCATGGAGTTCTTACCTCTATTGAGTATTCCTGTTACGTTTGTCTGAGCTTTGAACCCGGCTTCATCGGCAAGTCTTGATTGTGACCAACCTCTTGATTGCATTGTGCTCTTGATTACTTCTTTATCTGTCATGGTTATGACCTCCTTATGGTTGTAGTATAGCAAATACATTTTTGTATGTCAATACATTTTTGTATTCTTTTTATTCCTTGGGGATATTTACCCGACTCCCTCGCCGCCGCCCCGGGTTTATATATCCCCCTCCGGGGGCTCGGGTGATCTGTGACCGGGTGACCCTCTCGAAATGATCAGAGACCGAACCAAACCGAAACCGGGCGAACAAATAAAAGCCGGTTGAATTTATAAAATGATTTGACTCTCTCGAGGAGATCAGACGAACCAACCGAACCCACCAAGGACGGACAAACAAAGAGAGACAAACCCACCAATAAATAATATATGTTGCTCGGTTGCTCCTGTGATCAGATGACCCCACCCCGGCAAAGATCACCGGCACAAAGCCCCGGAAATGATCAGAGGGAGAGACGCCGCCGGGCGTCCGTAAACTGTCAAGTTTACGCACTAATAAAAGCAAATACAAAGACGTATTAAAAAGTTAAAAATAAATACAAAAAAGTATTGACACTAATACATAAATGTATTATAGTATAGCTAACAAATACAAAAACGTATTTACAACCCATTAACAAAGCACATTTTAAGGAGGTTTTATTATGGCACAGATGACAATAGCACAGAGAAGAGAAGCACAGTTAAACAAGTTTAACGAGGACTATATAAAAGACCTCGCAAAGGCTCGCATGATCTTAAACTCATATTATAGATATGTCGGTCTTTATTCTAGGGTTTTAGAAATGGAGAATGACAGCGAGCTTGTTAATACTAGGTATTGCAAAGAGCAACAGGAAAAAGAAACGAAATGGTATAACCGTCTTAGGGAATACTTGAAACCGTATGGTATTAGCGTCTTTGTTCCGTGGTCTCTTCCTTATTTGGGAATTAAGGACGAAACAACCGGAGCAATTAAAACTAATGTAATAGACCCTATTTTATACTAATTGGAGGTGATTATATGTTATTAGAATTTGCAACAAAGAGAGACAGGAACGGAAACCGCTATTATTTAGGATTTGATACAGATAAAAAAGTCTTTGCCCGGGAGCGTTCCCATTGGTACAGCCGGGAAGACATAACCGAAATAAGCAAGACAGACCGCCGCAAAATCATTGATCAATTAGAGACCGCCGGTTATACCGAGCAAAACTATATTTAAGGAGGTTTTATTATGGTTAATAGATCATACTCTAAGGAAATACACGGAAACCGCTTTTATTTTGAGCGAGTAGACAAAAAGACAGCAAGAAGAGCATACAATAATAATTTAACTGTTATATTTTGCCCGGTGAACCTGTCACCGTTTAGCCCTTGGGGGCTTGATATGCCGATGAACAAAGAGAACTTAAACTGTAATTATATAGAGTTTGACAAACTTATAAATGAGTTTGAGTTTTATAATTGTAACTCTGAGACCGGACGTTATACCGCTTTTTATATCCCGGTAACATATACAGACGGATTTAACCCCGAACCGAAACCCGGAAATATTAAAAGCTATGATTATAAATACTTGGAGGTATAACAAAATGTTTAACCCATTCAAAAAGACATATACAACGCCGCCCGGGGAACTTCTCACCCCAACACCAACCACAACCCCGGAAATAATACCGGGGTTTTGTTTTGCTCAAATATTAAACGGTTTCGGGGTTGGCTGTCATTGTGTCGGAACTTGTGACGCTCCCCAACTTATAAAATATGATTTTACTCTCGAGGATA